TTTAATGCCTTAAATGTCAATGTGTTTGTTGAAATACCAACTACTTGATAATGAGTTGTGTGATTTGCGAACTTAATGATGTCGCCAATTATAACAGCGGCGCCTGAATCTACTACAACTGATGTTGCTCCAATTGCGTAGCCTGACCCATTGTTGACTGCGGTAGCAGCGTCATTGAAATATGCGTTTGAAGAAGCACACATGTGAACTTTAATAGAATTACCTAAAGCCCCAGCGTGTCTTGCAACCCACTTACCGACTGTACCTGCTGCCCCACCTGATTTATAGGTGTTTACATAGTCGTCTGAATTTTTTAATAATGTTGCTGAGTTTCCTGTTTGGTTTGCGTTGAATAAACCAGTGTTAGAAATTCTAACTACTGATAATGAAGAACCATATCTCAAGAAAGACTCGGCAGTGTAGAAGTCTTCAACAGAGGCGTTATTGTCTGCTGGTTTGTAGAATTCTTCAACTAGTTGTTGTCCATCTGAAACTGTTTTTACTTCATCAACAGGTCCCCATTGGAATACGCCAGCGAATCCACCTCTTGTTGAGGATACTGCTGGAACAACATTCGATAAGTCAATCTCTTTGACCTGAACGCCTGGTGAAACTTGAAATGCCATACTTTTCTCCTGTTAATGTATTTTTACATTGTAAAAGTTGTTTACACTTTTATTTATATATTTATAATATCTAAGAACCCTTAGAGTACCATCTGTCGCCACTAGCGTCAACAAATGATTCGACTTCGCCTTGGTCCCCAAATACTCCCGCTGGTAACATGTCATCCTCTATCATTTTCTGTTGTTCAGAATATAATAAATCTTTAACAGCGGTGTCTGTTAAGTGTGTGAAGAACTCTGTGGTTACAAACCACGCAAAGAGTACACAATTCATTACCATGTCGTCATGATAACCTCTGTCTGCCTCGAATGAAGAACCTTTATTAACAAATGTCATAAGTTCTGTAATCGTTGCTCTATCTACTACAGATAGTCTGTTTTCTTCTAGTAGTTCCTTTAAAGTGGAACAACCAACTCTCTTAATCTTTCTAGACATTGTGATACCAATGTCTTTCGCATGTGTCATACCTTGCACAAAGACATTTGGATATTCTATGTCATAGTGCAATTGTGTAGCGACCATTGAACCCTCTGCATTGTTTTCTATTATTACAAGTGCTTCATTATATCTACTACAGTACTTATTTATTAAATCCGGAAACAGCATGGGGCTAATCATGTTATCTCTGTATGTACAAACCTGTTTAAATGGTCTTTGAGACACATCAAAGATACTAAAAGTAGAATAGTCGAACCCTCTACCTTGTGATACATCAACGGTTACAACATAGTTATGGTCTTGTTTTGGCGTATCATATACTATTAAACCATCTTTTTTCCATTCGCCATCTACTGCTCTCATACCCAATAATGTATCTGCATTGATAAGAGTATTACCAGTACCTAAGAAACTGTTGCCATATTCTTGTTCAAACTGTGCCTCTGAGGTGTTTGCAATAGTCTGTTTCTTCCACTCTTCATCACGACCTGGCACATCTTGCCAACCAATAGTGAATGATTTATACTCTGATTGGTCATGTATAGCACTTTCGTATATCTTATGAAACATATTACCCACACCATTTGCAGTAGATGTGATAATAACTTTTGAATCTTTACCAGATGTGACAACAGGATATGTAGCAGTATAAAATGTCTCTGCATCTTCTACGAAAGCAAACTCATCAAGGTACAACATGTTAATTGACATACCACGAATGGACGATGAAGATGTGGCAGCTGCGACCAGTTTACTATCATTGCCGAACTCGATGTTTCCTTTGTTTAGAATCTTTACGCCTGGTTGTAAGAAGAATGGCACGGTCTCCAACATGGTTACAATACGAGACACCATCTCTCTGGCAATCGCACCTTTGTTCGCCAGAATCGCTGTGGTGACTTCTGGAGTGAACAATAGATACCATAAAAGATATGCACATGATGTAATTGATTTACCACTCTGTCTGGCGGCAAGAATGACACTGAATCTATTGTCATTAAAATGATTTATGAGTTTATCTTGATATCCACGAAGTTTAAACGGTACTAGACCTTCATCTAGTGATATAATCTGACAATAATTTTGTATAAAGTGGCAAGGATCCTCAGAACATTTTTGATATTCTGCTATCTCTTCTGGTGTATACTTTGTTTCTACACCTGCTCTTTTGATTAAATTGTTACCTAAGTAACCTTCGTTCTTCGCTTGAACCATATTTTAGTCTTTGTTCTTCTTAAGGAACTTTTGTAATTCAGAAGTTGACCCAACATACAAATGATTGTGTTGTTGTCCTATCTTCTGTTGTTCTTCGCCCTCTAACTTCTTCAATTTACTCTGTAAATCTATAAGTTTCTCTGCTGTTTCACCTACTGTTTTAATTAACTGACCTGCAACTTCGTATGCACGAGGGTGTTCTGTTTCTTTTGATAATTGTAGTATGCCTTCGATTGCATCTTGTCCTCTTTCTACGAGTCCATACAGATTTTCTCTAGCGTATTTGTAATCTGTTTCCATGTTCTCATGTCGAGAAGGAAGTTTAACTATCTTTGTTTCTTCTTTGATGTCCGATTCTATATTTAAAAGGTCATCTAATTTTTCATCTATATCATTCATGTTATTGCCTCGAAATAGTCTATATTCAGTACATGTCTATATTTTTTACTACATGTATTGGTTGTACCTGTGTGTTGTGTATGTCCATCAAACATCAATATTCTATTCGCAACACTATCAATACATTCTATTTCATCTGATTCTTTTAGCATAGTATATCCATTATTTGTATTTAAGTATAACAATGCAGTTTTTAAATTTTTTGGTGCAGTCTCAATGTCCACATGAAATTCATTTTTTATAATTGTATCAGTTCTTGGCAACATATTAAGTTTACATCGCACTAAAGAACAAACATTTAATTTATCTAATAATGGTTCAATCCACTCATATGCATCACTCTGAGGTTGATTGTCAAAGTATAATGCATGTACAAATTGTATCTCATCACCATCTCTATTGACTGTATTTAAAAAATATGGAAAAGTTGGATGAGTAAATTTATCTACTAGTTCATTAAAGTAGTTTTGGTCTAATGCATTATCTATTATTTTCATCTATTTCATTCATAATTAACTATTGTCTTCTTCACTGTAATCATCTTTGACACCATCGTCATAGAAAGATACATTCTCTGCAACAACGAAAGTATCGTCTGCATCGACTGAACCAACAAAGAGTAATTTATTACTAGCATCGGTCATGTTCACAGCAGCCGAAACTGTTATTTGTTCTCTGTTAGTTGCAATTGTGGTTATTGTGGGATTGGTATCTAAGTTGGTACCAAATACTTCATCTCCTACACTTATCTTACTATTTATTGCACTAGGGAAGGTGATTATGTTTAGGTCACTTACTGCATTTGATAACTCTTGGAATGCAGGTTCATAGTGTTTAACTTCTTTAACAAGTCCTGATACACCTATATTTGATGATGTAAATGTTTTATTGCCATCTCCAATATAAGTTCTTTCAATAACATTCTTAATGATATTGCCTGTATAGATAGGACCAAAGAAGTATGTCTTCATTGTAAAGTCTAAAGTATATTCTATAACTCTTCTATCTTCCATTGAACCCTCATAGTCATCTTGAAATGATACTGAGTTTAATATTATGGGTACATCTCTATGGTCTGCCATATCATCAACCATCTTCATGGTGACTGTATATTCTGGTTGAAAGTAAGGTAGTATCTGTTCTACGATTTGCAATGCATCATTCATATTCTTAGTTAGAATAGTTAATGTGAAGTTTAGATTGTAAGGTGCAGGTGCGTATTGAAAACCTTTTTTACCATTTGTTTCCATTATAGGTTTGACTGCCCTTATGAGTTTGTTCTGTTGTCTCTGTACATCATATTCAAAACCTGTCAATTCAAATGCCATCCTTGGCAACGATATTGCACTCCTATTTCTATCTGATAGATTCGCCTCTTCAGCAATTCTATCTAAAAACTTTTGTTTAGGACCATATGATATTGGTACCATAGGAGAAGATAAGACTGTTCCGTCTGATTTGATTTTCTTGAATTGAATGTTATTAAACATTGTACCAAATACTGATACGCATCGTTTAATAGTTTCATTGTAAAAATATGTACCGAACATTATGGTTCACCAAATGGGTTTGTTTCTGATAAGTCTAAGTATGATGAATCTTTATTCTCAAAGTCTAAGTTCTGAGCGGCTGCATCATTGTTGAATGTCATTCTATCGTCTATAGATGAGATAGTAAATGTTGCGCCATTGGCACCATTTAATACATCGCCAACTTGTAGTGTTGTTGTGATATCTTTTGCGAGAAGTTTACTTGTCGGTTGATTCCAAGATACAACTTCTGCAACAACTGTACCATTGAGTGCGAGAGTTTCATTCGCAATATAGTCTGTTGCATTACCATTGTTCATTGTCATATTCAATGAGTATGCTTGTTCATCTTCTATCAAGTCTATGTCACCAATTCCAGTATCGAAATCTTCTTGACTGTATTCAAACAGTTCACATCTTAGTTTAAATACAAACAGTTTACCTACTTGATAGAAAGGGTCTTCATGTTCTACAAATTTAATTTCAAACATAGAACCACTAAGAGGGAAGTAGATTAAATCTCCTTCGTTTGGTCTAAATGATGTTGCGAGATTTGAGTCTAGTGAGATGAATCTTTCCCAACTTCTTAATGATATAACAAAGGTCGCCTGGTCTCTAATCTGTAAACCAAACTTAGACATAAGGTCGCCTTCGCCTTCGAAACCATCTGTATTCTCAATGTACATTTCAACTGAGTATGCATCACCAAATTTAGATTGCACATCTTCATTGAGTATACTATCCTCTTCGATAACTTGTCGAGGTAGATACATTGTCTCGTGACCATACATTCTTAAAGACTCAACAACTAAATCTTCATAGAGATGTTGTTCAGAATTTACTGCATGATTAAAAAATACATTTGTTGCCATAATTTATTAGCCCATCATGTCCATGGGTAACATGTCATGATTTAGTCTTGCCTCTTCTTCGAGTCTTGTTATTTCTTCTTGTGCCTCTTGTTTCATCTGTTGTCCATCTAGTGTCACACCACCTGGTAATGCGATAACTGAGAATTTAGATAAGTTCTCTCCCCACTGATATTTACATAATGCAGTTGCATATTTTTTTAACCACATGTCATTGTATACATCTGTAAAGTTATTTGGGTCTA